CTGGGAAACGGGGCATTGTTGATCGCACCGCCGAATTTCAAGCGCCCACGCAGAAAGCGCACTTCTTTTGCCTTCGGAAGGACTTGATCGTGAAACCATTTTGTGTCGGTTCTGGCTGGTAGAAGGTAGACGGCCAGCTCGGCTTGCGGTCCTTTCGCTAACCATGCGTCGATCTGGGTCCCATAGGGAGGATTGCAATAAACCCGGCGCCCAGTCCAGTCCTCACATAAACCGCCGCTTCCGTTCAGCGGACAGGGGTCGAAATCGAAACAAAACTCGCGATCGAGATCCGCGTACACCTGGGAAGGTGTTGCCCAGTGTATCTTTGCCGATGAAAAGTGAACGGTTAGATTTCCCATCAGGCCACCCAGTTCGCGTAGTAGCTGAGGCAGCCGATGACGCCGGGAGCCAAAGCCTGAATCTTCTGATCAGTCAGCTCGCCGCGGTTGCTGTACAGATACGCGAGCTGCAGCTTGATTGCCGCGATAATCATGGGAGGGACGGCCTGCCCCATCAGCCGGGCCTGCTGGTCGGCAATCTGCTGCGCCGTGGCTGTCGGATTTGCCGCCTCCCATGTAGCTAGCGCCGCTGCCACCGCGGCGGCGTTCGCGTAGCCCGCCACGAACTGTAGCAGCACGCATTGCGGTATTCGTCGCGTCGGAGGCCATGGCCGCGCCCATGGTGGCGACAGCCGGGCAGGCTGAACATCGCTGCCCGGATCGAGCTTATAGCCGTACATGGCGGTCGAGGGCTGGACGTTCCCGGCTCCGTCCGTCGCGTTCAGCGTCTGCAGGGTGCCGCTGGTGTCGTAATACTGCAGCGAAACCACGCTCTGAAAGGGCGGCTTTGGCACGTGAATCGAGTGGAAACCGCGCTGGGTGTACAGCGGATGCTGACCGGGAAAGCCATCCATCGTCATTTGCCAGGTCTGCGGGACCAAGACCCGGCGGCAATAGCTCTCGATCGTATCGCGCGCCTGGGTGATGAAGTCCTGGATCACCTGGTCCTCGTCGGTGAAGTCCACGCGCAGGTGATTCTTCGCGTCAGCCAGCGACAATGGCTCACAGATTGGCGGCGTGATGATGGTGAGCGTCTGCATCAGCGCTTCTTTTTGCCATTCCTGAAATTCTTGGAAATCTTAGAAATCTCTGTATCTGCGGTCTCCGCCTGGACCTTGGCCATGACTTCGGGCGGAATCTCCGTGGCACTGGTACGATCGAGCTCACGCGCATCCACAGCTGCTCCGCTGGCGATCAACTGCCGCGCCTCTTCGGAACGGATGTCTCTGATCTCTCCGGCGTAAGCGCCAATCTTCATCTGCACATACATAGCGGTCCTTTGGGAGTGCCAGGGGCCGGTTCTCTTGCGAGCGGGAACGGCCCCTGGCAGTGGGAGCGAACAGCAGCTTAGGTGATGACCGTCGGGCTTTGGTCCTCGGCGTAGCGGGCGCCGCTCAGTACGGCGACAACTGCGCAGAGATCCGCATTCGCGCCGTTGGTGATCTGTATCTGCACGTAATTGGATCCGGCCGGCAACGAATCGGCGTCGTACTCAATCACGTAGAAGATGTCCGCGGTGTTGGCGGGCTGGTAGCCGGTGGCTGCGACCGAAACTTTCGGCCCCAGCACGTCAGTGTTGGTGGTTTCGCACTTGTACAGCGTGTAAGGCTGTGCGACAGGGCTAGCGCCGGTGTGATCGGTACAGGCATTCAGCAGAATCGCTGTGGCCTGCCCGGCCATTGCCCCGAACATAATCAGGATCGAGGCGTGTTGATAGTTCGCCATACTGAAGGCCTGCGCCGTCTTGCCGCCGCTGATGTTCTGTGGCACCAGAGCGTTGACGACGTGGCCCTCGTTGGCTGTGAAAAACCCATGAGCTCCCATGGTAAGGATCCTTTCCTGGCATTCGCCAAGTTAAATGTTTGTGGTTACAGACGTTTACCGCGATGCCAGGGTGACGAACGGCGACAACACGTTGGTGCCGTTCTTCGGGGTGAGGGGCTTTTTCCACCATGGTTGCCCATCCATACGCATCATCCACCGGAAGGCCATCTCGCCGGTCAGAAACGCCACATGGATCGAGCTGTCGGCCCTGACCCCGCCCTTACGCGCCAGTATGTACTGGCTCATGTCAGCCAGGATGATATCGCCATTGGTCGTCAGGGAGGCGCATTGCTCAATCGCGATCACGTCGCGGCCCAGCAGCTTGCCATACACGTTGCCGTTGACGCCCGCAGGGGTAAACAGCGGGCTGGTGAACAGCACAGCAGCCGAAGGCGCGGCCAGCGCCAGGGTGTAGAGTTGCTGCTCTACGTCCTGGTTGATGAACCAGACCGCGTCTTTACGGCTCGGGGCCCAGAGATGCTGCCACATCTTCAGGATGTTGTTTGTCAGGATGGTGAGCGTTGTCTGGCCGCTCTCTGCCGCCAGCACGTAGTTTGCGCCGGAGTTCAGGATCCCGAGTGGAACGCCGGTACCTGACCCATTGATGATCGCGTCGTCGACCTTGAACGCGAATTCCTCGGGAACCACCTTGCGGATGTAGGCCTCGAGCGCCGGACCGTCCTCCAGTTGCTCCTCGGTGACGTAGACCAGGCCAACCAGCTTGTTAGCGATCAGCTGGATGTCGCGAAACTTCGGCTTCGTGCCGGTATAGCTCGCTGCTTCTGAAATCCAGTAACCCTGGATTCCGCCCCAGCGGCTGCCGTCCACTCGGCTATCTTCGTCAACTGCGTGCATGATCAGCCGGTTAGAGTTCATCGGCTGATCGAAGCAGCGGCTGGCAACCTCGCCGGTCTCGTAAGTGCGCTGCAGGATTTCTTCGGAGAATTCAGGGACGACCAGGAAACCGCCCTCCGCCGGAACGGTCTCATTCGCTCCCTGGGCTGCGAAGAGCCGAGGATCCATCTGTCCGCCCATGGCTGCCCGGCGAATGGCCTGCAGTTGCTCGCCCAGCGATTTCCATGGGGCCTCCTTGGCGTTTCCAGCGCCGGCTGCGACCGCGCTGGCTACGTCGCCAGAGTGCCGCTCTTCATCCATGAGCTGCTCGACGCGCTTGATGTCGGAGTTCAGGGATGCAATTTGTGCCATGCAGGTGTCGTAGTCGGCCCGCTCGGCGTCGGTCAGGTCTCGCTTTGCGTCCTGGGCAGCCTGAAGGAACGCCGAAGCCTTCGCTTTGGTGTCCTCTTTGCGCTGCCGCAGGGCTTTGATGTCAAACATATCGATATCCTTTCGGGAAGTTGGTGTTCGTTTGCTACCTACTAGGCGCCGTCGGGCGCCTGCCGCTGGAAGCATCGGCTTCCGAAACTCTTTTACGCTCCTATGACCTCAAGGCGACGCCGCAGGTCGCTGATCGCACGCTGGTTATAGGTGGAACTCTTTTTCTCGGCTGGCTCGCCGATGCCGTATTTCTTAGCCGCTGCGTCGACCCGGCTGCGCGCCTTCGTTTTTTCCTCAGCATTTGGCATATCGGTCTGGTCAAAGCGCGCTAAGGCGTTACGAATATGCGCTTTCTCCCACTCTTCGTCATGATCGGGAGATTCGATCGGCAGCTTCCAGTTGGCATGGTCATCGTCGGGCCGATAGGCGAAGCAAGCCTTTGTGCAGTCCTTGCCGCCGACGCGCTTGGTATCCTGCCGGCTCTTGGCGACCACGTGCGAGCAATTCTGCTGGTGATAGTGGCCATCCGTTACCGCTCCGACGGCGCAGCAGGCGTTTGTGGCCTTTTGGTTGTCACAGGCACAGTTATCGTCCGTGCATGGATCCATGGTGCAATCCGAGCACTCGCCAGCCTGGCAGGCATCGCAGGCGCACTCGCACTCTTCCGCGGCCGCTTTTTTATTCGCCACAATTCCTCCAAAACGGTGATAGTGGGTTCCCAACGAGGTTGACGAGCCGACGCGCGTCATGTTGCCGTTTCCGCGCGCGACCCCGAATTTCCCTAACACCTGGTCAAGCGTGGCCACGCGGTCGGCCAGACCAGCCCCAACCGCCTGGGTTGCCGGCAGGACGCGCCCTTCGCCGTAGCCGCTGCGCACGTCGGAGACTTTGACGCCGCGGTGCTTCGCGACAGCCTTGGTAAACGCTCCGTAGGCGTCGTCGACCATCGATTGCAGGCTTTGCCGGCTGCCATCGTCGAGCGGCTGGTAGGGGTTGCCCTCGGTCTTGTACTTGCCGGCCGACACCAGCGTGACCCCGAGACCTGCATTTTCCAGCGCTTTGCTGAGGTCCACATGAGCGGTAAACACTCCGATGGAGCCAACCATCGATGATGGCGAAGCGACTACCTCGTCAGCAGCGCTGGCCGCCCAGTAAGCCGCCGAGGCCATCAAGGAATCGGCCACTGCAATGATCGGCTTGGAACCACGAGAGCGGAAGATTTCGTCCGCAAGCTCGGGAACGCCGTCGATCTGGCCGCCGGGCGAGTCCACGTCAATCACAATGGCGCGACAATTCGGGTCACTGACGGCCTGGCGAAAGGTGGCCGTAAAGCGATCGAGCGCACAGCCGCCCATCATGCCCATAAAATCGCTGAAGATGCTGCCGCGATGAGTGATGGAGCCGAACATCGGAAGCAGGGCCACGGATCCTGACGCCGCGAAGGCCGCCTGGGCCCGCGCCGCCTGCAACTGCGCTCGCGTCTGATAAAGCGACGTGATTGCGCTCTCGGCCGGGTCGAGCATACGCATTTCGATAAGTTCGATCAGCTCAGCCAGCCGCTCTGGCTGCATAGCCCACGGCCTCATTCCAATGGCATGCAGAATTCGTTGATAATTCATGGTGATTTTCTCCGGCTTCCAGGCGGTCATAGAGATAACTGCTCTGCTTTCTGTTCAAACAGGCTCGGCTGCGCGTCGATTCGCGCCAGCCTGTTTCTGGCAAT